ACAAAGGAGGTTTTTGATGGCATTGAGCAAGACAGTCGCGATATCGACATGCTTGATGATGGCGTGCAGTTGCAGTCTGATTCCAAGTAAAGAAATTACAGTATCGGCGGCACCGATAGAGCGAAAAATAATACAACCAATTATGCCGCGTGAGATAGACCTCAAGGAACCATATTGGTACGTAGTCTCTGGTGAGAACCTAGATGAGTTTTTAGGAAGAATAGAAAAAGACCAAGGTCAAGTAGTATTCTTTGCTATGAGCGTTCCTGACTATGAGTTAATGGCTTATAATACCCAAGAACTAAAAAGATACATTAGAGAATTAAAAGAAGTAGTAGTATACTATAGGAAAGTCACAGATGTTCAAGCTGATACAGAATCTACTAATTAAAAGAAAATTAGAAAAAGCCTCAAAGTGGTTTGAAAAACATGAGCCAGCTCAACAAAGATTTGAAGATATTGAGGACTGGCTAGAAGATTTAGAGGAAAGAATAATAAACCTCGAAGAAATAGCACACCCTAAGTGTGGAATTGAAAGTTTTGATGGGTATAAGCCATTAGTAGAAAGAATAGATAAATTAGAAGTAATAGTAGGAGTATTAAAGAAAGAAAGTGATAATAGATAGTGATAAATTAATAGACATACTTAAACAAGGAATAGTTCTTATTAAATTTAGAAGTTTAAAAAGCGGCAAGGTATACGAAAGAGAGTATACAACACATGATAGTTTTATGCCGATGCAGTTTAAACAATCCAATTCTGACAAAGTTATTTGTTATGATGTGGAGTTTAAAAAGATGGAGGATATAGAAGTTTCTAGTATAGAAAGTTATGTTCCTCTTGAAAAAATATCCTAGTAATAGGGGAAAGGCTCGAAAGAGCAAAGGAGAGAAGAATGTTAGAGTTCTTTCAATGGGTACAAGCTTGGATAGCTTTAATCCCAACAATCGTGTTGATTGCTTCGTTCATAGCTGCAATTACACCTACTCCAGTTGATGATGGCTGGATGAAAAAAGTCTACAAAGTTCTAGACTGGTGCGCACTTAATGTGGGTAAAGCAAAGGACAAGTAGATGGCAGAAGGTGTAGATAGTAGAAATGAGGTCGAAATAGACTTAGATAGATATATGGCACTAATCGAAAAACTCGATTCAGCCGAAGATACAATCAAGGAAATGCAGGCCGAAGCAGCAGATGCCAAGAAAAGATTGGCTCCGCCCAAGAGAAAATTTATGGATTTGTTTTTAGATGACAATGACATAAATGAGAAATCTATTATAGGTTTCTTATCCTTCTTTTTAATGTTCGTATTCGGAACTTGTGATTTAATCACAGCGTTCTGGGGTATGGATTTAAAAATCTCTGATACAATCTACACCTCATTCGTAGTTGTAACCCTCGGAGCATTTGGTATCAGTGAGGCCGGCAAAGCCTTTGGTGGCAAATAAAAATAGTTCTTGACATTTGGTTAATTTTTCTGTATAATATACATTATGGAAAAAAATAACAAAAGCAACAAAAACAATCAGGCGAACACTTCTCACTCTAACGAGGACAGAAGTGATCGCCTTTTTTGTGAGTACTGTGAGGGTATTTCTGTAGAGGAGTGCTCAGGTTATAAATGTTGGGAAAGATAGATGAACTTATTTTATTTAGATGAAGATTTAGACAAGTGTGCGCAGTATCATGTCGATAAGCATATCGTCAAGATGCCGTTAGAAGCTGCACAGCTTCTTTGCACAGCAGTATGGATTGACCATCTACTAGGATTTGTTCCTCGTGCGCTTAATGCAGAAGAAAGAGAAGTCTTAAACACTGCAAAAGCAGAAATCAAACATTTACCAATGGAGGAAAGACCTTTGACTCCGTATTTGCCAATGATGTACAATCATCCTTGCACAATATGGACTAGGTCTAGCCTCGACAATTTTGAGTGGGTTCATTGTTATGCAAATGCCTTAAATGACGAATACAACTATCGTTATGGCAAATTACACAAGTCAGTGATTGAAGTAGTCAATAAACTGCCAGAACCTAAGAATATGCCCCGCAAGGGACTCACTCCTTTCGGCATGGCAATGCCAGATGAACTAAAAGATGAAAATGATGTCATTGGTTCATATCGTTTGTATTACCATACAGACAAAGCAACATTTGCCAAGTGGTCACATCGAGATACACCAGACTGGTGGGACGAAGGACTTGCTTGGACAGATAGGAGAATAACAGCAAAGTAATGGATTATATAGTAGGAATTATATTTACTATACTCGCAGGTATTTTTGCTTGGGAATCTAGTATGATAGTCCACGAACAAAAACAAAAAAGATTTAACAAATCTGATGTTAAGTATACAGATAAGGATAACACATGAAAATAACAATTTATAGCAAACCAAACTGTCCATATTGCACTATGGCAAAGAACTTAGCAGAAATGAAAGGTGCTGAAGTAAGATACCTTATGCTCGGAGAGGACTTCGATGCAAAGGCATTTATGGCTGAATTTCCTACTGCTAGAACTTTTCCACAAGTAATATTGAATGGCACAAAGATTGGTGGCTATCAACAACTGGAGAAAGAGATTGGCTAATTTTAAATTTAGAGAAGATGAGATACTAACTAAAGTAAGTAATCATATTATAAAAACTTATGATGCTCACTACTCTATGAATAAAATTCAATCTACTGAGTTCATAGTAGATGCAGGGCATGGAGAAGGTTTCTGTATTGGAAACATTATTAAATATGCTCAAAGATATGGTAAGAAAAACGGAAAAAATAAAGACGATTTATTGAAAATAATTCACTATGCAATCATATTATTAGGGAGTGAAGATGGCAATAAAGAGTAAATCACATGAAAAACTAGCAGATACTAACATACAGCATGTAGTATCGCTACTAGAGGCCGATAGTCCAATCACGAAGAAGGAAGCCTGTGGAATTTTGAATATTAGGTATAACACGACCAGACTTCAAAAAATCATAGACGACTGGCGTGATACAATGGAGTTTCGTGAAAGACGACGCACCATGAACAAAGGTAAACCTGCGAGTGAAGACGAAGTTAAAACAGTCGCTCAAATGTATATCGAAGGATTCAATGTTTCTAGTATTGCTCAATCTATATATCGTTCACCATCTTTTGTGAAAAATATTATAGAAAGAGTAGGTATTCCAATGAAACTAGCTGCAACTGACTACGAGGGTATTCGTAAAGCAATGCTTCCCGAGCAGTGTGTAGCAGAAAGTTTTGAGAAAGGAGAAATTGTATGGGCAATTCGTAAGAATTATCCTGCAAAAATAGTAAAGGAACAGACAAACATAAACTATGAAGATAGATATGGTTGCAAATGTTATCTGATATATACAATAGAGTGCACAGATTTAAGTGACACATTTTTTCCACATTTAGAATATGCTGGAAGATATTCCGTTCAGCTCGCCTATGACTTGGGAAGTCTAAGACATTTGGAGCAGTATGGAATTAAATTTATTTGAATTATTTGTAGCATTTTATATCGGAGGAGTAATAACAGCAATGGCAGTAATTTACTATCCGTGTTATAAGATAATAAAAGAACTAGATAGACACAACATTGTTGTAAGAAGTCCTATAATATCATTCCTAGTGACACTTGTCATATTTTTTATTACGTTTCCTTTTTTCGCTTGGATTTTAATTTTTGATGATAAAGTAAACAAATTTATAAATGGATTTGTAAAAGGAGTTTTAGGAATAAATGGTAGAAGATAATTACTCAACATATGTTGATGGAAATTTAAGAGCAGACGTTATAAAGAAGAATGGTGATTTTGGTTGCCGTTTTTATGTAGATAACAAAGTAGTAATGACAGAGTGGTATCCAACCAAGAGTGAATCTTGGGCAGAAGACTGCGCTGAAAATTATGTTTTAGGTATAAAAAAGATATAGTGGCAATTTGGTATATGAAATTATTAGAAGAACAAAATGGAATGTTTAGTATTCCAACTCAGTTTCCCACAGAAAAGTATGTGGAATCTGAAAATAAAAATCAAAAATACAAAGGTTGGTTCTACGATTCAGATACTAAAAAATTCTATAGGTGGGATAACTTCCCAAGGAGTAAAAAATGAATTACTTACTAAGTGCATTATGCAAAAAGTTGGAAGGAGAAATAGAAGTTCATAAAGCTAATATTCTTACTTTTCAAAGAAATTCTGTCGGAATAGGTGAACACCCAGAGATTGTAGAAGCTATCGAGACACAGGTCGCTAAATTAGCAGAGGCCGAAGATAAGTTAGAGGCAATCAAAAGACATTTTTCATAAGGAAATGAAAAATAGTTCTTGACAGACCCTTAATATTTTTGTATAATATAATTATATTTTAGGAAATAGTTAATGAGTGACAGATTTTATATGCAAATGGTACAAGCAACTGGGTGGGCACCTGGTTACAAAAATACCTCTAGTATAGAAGAATATAAGTCACGATTTGGCTCAACAACAAGGAGAAAAAGTATGTCTTGGACAGACGAGAAAAAACAGGAAGCAATCGACATGTATGTCGGTGAAGAACCAACTCCAGAAAATAGTATGGAGATAGTAGCAGACATCGCTGAGCAATTAGAAGAATCTCCTAATGGTGTTAGAATGATTCTTACAAAGGCAGGCGTATATGTCAGAAAAACACCAGCAGCAAGAAGTTCTAATGGCTCAAGTGGTGGTGGTAGAGTAAGCGTTGCTGATGCACAGTCATCATTATCAAGCGCTTTGAGTGATGCAGGTCAGGATATTGATGAAGCTATCATTTCAAAACTAACTGGTAAAGCAGCAGTATACTTTACAACTGTAGTAAATAATCTAAACAATTAAGTTAAGATAATTTAGCTAGGGTATCTTCGGATGCCCTAGTTTTTTGCATCCATAAGATGTAACCAAAAATTTTACAATTCAAATAATCATTTGTTAGATAAAATTGGAGGAACCATGACAAAGGATGAATTTAAAAGAAAATTAGATGAAGCAGGTGATGCTGTCATCACTTACAGAAGTAAAAACAGTAGAAAATTAAAATATAACATATGCACAGCTGACTTTTCAACGCCTTATATAGCTGAAAAGAAAAATCGTGCTAAAGAGTCAAAAGACACAGTCCTCTTATTTTGCTGGGACACAGACTCATATCGTCTATTAATGCCTAACAATGTGACTAGCATTGTACCAATGAATAGGATAATTAAAAATGATTGATTTAAGTGCACCAACAAAATATGAGAGAGTCATTACAGAAGGAGATACGGAGCAACTCCGTTTAGTAATCAATACCTTTAGGGGTGTTGAGTACCTTTCTCTCCGAAAATACTATTTAGATTTTGATGAAGAATGGCTACCTTCAAAAGAAGGTGTAACCATGCCCATTGATATTGAAAATGTTCAAGAACTTTTTATAGGATTAGTTGAAATATTATCACTTGCAGAAAGTAAATCCATACTCGAATCAGAGTTTAAAGAAATTTTAGACCAAATTTACCTGACTTAAAATAGTTCTTGACAAATCCTTAAAAAGTTGATATAATATTATTTATATGATAATTAAAGGAAGCATGAATTACGACCGCCACGGTCGCAAAAGAAAGAACAGACCCACTCACAAGAGGAGGTCGTCTAATGGGTCAGGACATCGGGAATTTGTCCCGCTAGTGCAGGATCATACCCTGCCCTCCTCACCTATTTTAGAGGCTGCTAAGAAACATAGAGAAAAATATCCTAGTATGCCTATGGGGGAGTATTCTCCTTCAAAAGATACTTCATACAAGAAGGAAGTTAGTAAGAACTACACGGTTTCGATCGCCTACAACAAAGGTGCATACCAAGTCATTCCAAAAGATGACGTGGAACATATCGGAAAATAGTTCTTGACAAATGGTTAAATTTTTAGTATAATATATAAATGTTAGAAAATCTTATCAAGCGAGCAAAAGCAGAGTACTACAATGGCACTCCCATTATGTCAGATGAGATTTTCGATCATCTTGTGACAATGGTTACAGAAGAAAGTATCGGTTATAAAAGTTCGTATGAACGCAGATACAAGCATTTGTTCCCTTTGTTCTCCCTCCAAAAAGTAATACAAGGCGTCGATTCCCCACCAAATTGGGGAAACGACGACTTTATTGTGACTCCAAAATTAGACGGAGCTGCAATTAGTATGATTTATGGTGGAGGAGAGTTTCAAAAAGCACTTACAAGAGGTGACGGAATAGAAGGACTAGACATCACATATCTTATTCGCACACTAGTGCCGAATAAAATTAATTATAATGATGTGATACAGATTTCGGGAGAAGTAGTAGCTCCCAAGGAGATACCCAATGCAAGAAACTATGCAGCGGGTGCGCTAAATCTCAAAGACAGCAACGAATTTGCCACAAGAGATTTACACTTTGTCGCACACGGAGTATCTCCCTATATAACAGACAACTACGTATCAGACATGAGGGAAATTTCAAACCTCGGTTTCGATACCGCCATCGATAGTGACTACTCTAAGTTTCCCCAAGATGGCTCTGTATTTCGTATAGCTATGAACGATAGTTTTGATGCTAAAGGTTATACAAGTCATCACCCCCGAGGCGCATTTGCCCTTAAAAAACAGGAAACAGGAGTAGTTACTGTCCTCCAAGATGTGACATGGCAAGTAGGTAAATCAGGTGCAGTTTCACCTGTTGCACACTTCGAGCCAATCAACATAGAGGGAGCGACAGTATCAAAGGCTACACTACATAACAAGTCAATAATCGAAGCACTTGACCTTAAATTAGGGTGCAAGATAGAAGTAATTCGAGCAGGAAAGATAATTCCTCAAGTCGTGAGGAGAGTAGATTGACAGTAGAACACGTAAGTTATGTAGAAGAAAAATTAAAACAAGAAGTTGCAGTACTAAAACTGCAAGTTCAAGAACAGACTAAACAAATATATAATTTATATAAAAGAATAGCGGAATTAAATGAAATACACGAAGGAAGAAATAGAGAACAGCAAGAGAATATACAAGAGTGCAACTCCTAAACAAGACCTTTCATGGTATGTTAAATGGGTAGCGAGTGTTATTCTGTTATGTGCATTTGCATTTCGCTCAACACAACAATTTCCATTCGTTGACCTGTGTTTATCCTTAGTTGGAGTATCGGGTTGGCTTTGGGTAGGTCTGCTATGGAAAGACCGAGCATTAGTTTTGCTTAACGGCATAGCAGTCTTTATATTAGTATCAGGTTTGATTAACCATTTCGTATGAAATTAAGACAGAAAATAGAACTTCGTATGCAGATTCTTGAAGAAATGATGAAAAGAAACATGCACATTGAAGACCCAGAAACAGTAGATTTATTCTTAGATAGAATTACTTACTGTTGGGGAGTTCTATCCGAAGAAGATAGAGATTTCGTTCAAGGATGTCAATACGCCTTAGAAGAGAAGCATGTCTGGAGTCTATAATCAAACTTATTTTAATAACCACCCTCACGAACAAGACAGAGAGGGTGTTCTATACGGAGTTATACTTGTAAATCAAAAAACATTTGAACGCGAGTGTATCAAAGTCGGAATCGCTAGTGGGAAAGACTGGCGTCATGTAATCAAGAGAAGCAGAGGATTTAAAGGATACGATTTGCGTATTCAAAGAACCTATCACGACACGATTTATAACTGCTGGAAAATAGAGCAAGAGCTACATGAGAAGTATAAGCATGATAGTTTTAAGCCTCTACAAAAATTTGGTGGGCATACAGAGTGCTTCAAAATTTCGTCCCTTATTTTACGGGACTTCCCAAAAAATAAATCTTGACATATGCTTATTTCTTTGATATAATATATTTATAAAAATGAAAGAGAGACAGATTTTATGCAAGAAATAATTATACCGACACATTGTCCAGCTTGTAATACAGAGTTAGATATTGTGAACGACCAATTATTTTGTCGCAATCATTTATGTCCCGCAAAAAGTTCCAAAAAGGTTGAACACTTTGCCAAGACTTTGAAAATCAAAGGACTTGGTGCAGCTACAATCGAGAAACTTGGCTTGCAAGACTACCATGATATCTACTCTTTCACAGAAAGTGAACTCATAGAACTACTAGGTTCGGAAAAGCTAGGGACTAAGTTGTTTGCTGAGATAGAAAATTCTAAATCAGCAGACCTAACTTCACTCCTTCCAGCTTTTTCGATACCGCTGATAGGCTCTAGCGCATCTAATAAATTGACCAAAAAGGTCTCGAATATTTCAGAGATAACCTACACAACGTGTATAGATGCTGGTCTGGGGCCTAAAGCGGCGTCGAATTTAGTAGACTGGTTAGTGAATCAATTTCATTTTAACGAGTACTATGACTTACCTTTCAGTTTCACTTGTGAGATACCAGAAGTCGACTACGTTCCTTTAAAGGGAGTAGTTTGTATAACAGGTAAACTTAAGAGCTACCCGACTAAATCGGCGGCTGAGAAAGTTTTACATAAGTATGGATTTGAGACAAAGGGGTCACTCACAAAGAACGTGACGATTCTATTGAACGAAAGTGGTATAGAATCAGCAAAAACTAATAAAGCCCAAGAGATGGGTATAAAAATTTATAATAACATAAAGCAATTAATAGAGGAAAATTAATATGGCATTACCAAAATGGACAGATGAAAGAACACAGCAACTAGTGGACTTTATCGGTGACCAAAGCCCTGTATCACAGGCAGTAGTTGCGGAAGCTGCGGACGAACTTGAAACTTCAACAAGATCTGTATCTTCTAAATTAAGAAAAATGGGATTTGATGTAGAACTAGCTTCAGCTTCAGCTTCTAAGTCTTTCTCAGATTCACAAGAGGCTACTCTTGCAAATTTTGTGCAAGATAACTCAGGTGTTTACACATATGCAGAAATTGCATCAAACTTTGAAGGCGGACACTTTAGTGCTAAGTCTATTCAAGGAAAAATTCTTTCTATGGAATTAACCGAGCATGTTAAACCAGCTCCTAAAGTAGAAAGTGTTAGAACTTATACTCCTGAAGAAGAAGGAACATTCGTTGAGATGGTTAACGGCGGTTCTTTTGTTGAGGAAATTGCAGAAGCTTTAGGCAAGTCTGTAAACT